CAGCTGACCGCTAAGTACCAAAACCCCGACTGGTTCAAGGTTTATACAGAAACTGAAGAAATTCTTGGCGACATCAGCGATGTATTTGTGGCCAGAGGATTTAAGCGAGCTGTATAGTGTAATAGTAAAGTCCAATTTTTATGGCTGGTACAAGAGCAATCGACAAGCTGCGGAAGGCGTTTAGCGTCGAAGCCCGCAGCAGCTACACGATCAAAAATGGCGACGAAGTTGTCCTGAAGGTGTTTTGGCGTGCTTTGACGATCGCCGACCGCGACCGCATCAACGACGTGATCAGAAGCCTGAACAAGGGCGACGACGAGAACAGCCTGGAGTTTGCGCTCCAAACCATCATCCAGAAGGCTGAGGACGAGGGTGGCGCCAAGCTGTTCAGCCAAGGCGACCGCGCCGCACTGCGCAACGAACTGCCAATGGCAGTCCTGCTGGACATCATGACCAAGATGCAGGGCATGGCAGAGGGGGTAGAGCCGGAGGCCGTCAAAAGCGCAGATTGATAAGGACCCGCAGCTTTACCTGCAGTTCTTTATCGCAGAAACGTTGGGTATGACGCTAGCCGAGTTACGCCAGCGCATGTCCACGGAAGAGTTGTACGCCTGGAGCGCTTACTTGAACCTCAAGTCTGAGCGTGAGGAGAAGGCGTACGAACGCGCCCGTCAGGAGGCCCAGTACCGCAGAGTTCGCTAATCTGGACCTACTAGACGGGCGTTTTCTGTGGCTGGCGTCAACTACGAAGTTAATATCCAGCTGAACGCTAAGACGCTCGACAAGCAGCTCGGCGATCTAGAAAAACGAGTAGAGAAACTAAAAAGGAATCTTGCTGCACCTTTGCGCGGCGAGGAACAATCCACCAGGGCAACTGCAAAGTCAGCAGAAAAACTGGCTAATTTGCGCCAGATGTCTACACGTGCGCAGATCTTAAATAGGAATTTAGGCGACAAAATCGCCCAACTGGAAGCCAAAGGTCTTGATGTATCTAAAGCACGATACAACTTAAACAAAGCCGCAGAAGCACAAGGCAAAGGGCAACTAATTATTGCTCAAACACGAAATAAACTTGCTCGTGATTTTTACAACGAAACTCTAAAAACACTTAAAGCACAACAGCGCCAGACAGCTGAGCAAGATCGCCAAGCAGCAAAAGCAGCAAAAGCGGCCAAGACATCGCGTAATCAGCGTCTTCAGGGCGTGGCACTTGGCGCTGGCTTCCCGCTGCTATTCGGCGGCGGCCCCGGTGCAGTTTTAGGCGGTGCAGCAGGCGGTCTAGTAGGCGGCCCAGCCGGTTTTGCCGCTCAGATTGCGCTTAGCGCTCTAGGCCAGCAACTGGATAAGTTTGGGCAGGCGACATTTGAAACAGCCAAGGCGTTCAGATCAACATCAGGCGCTTTTGACTTGATGACTGAAAAAACGCTGTTCAGTACCGATGCTGCAATGGAACACGCCATTGCACTCGAAGAACAGGGTAAAGCTACAGAACTAGCACAGTTTCTCGCCAACGACATGGCGAAGGCGATCGGTAACAATGGTGTGCAAGCGCTTAAAGATTTGGGGGATGAAAGTAAAGAAACAACTAAGCAGTGGAACTTGTTGACTATCCAACTCCAGCGTCTTGTTGCTGGACCTCTGGCTGGTTTCTTAAAGGCGCTTAACCAAGTGCTAGGCCAAGTAACTACCGGAGCTTCATACAAAGGGTTTTTACAAGACATAAGCCCAGAGGCACGATCTAGAGCCGAAGCGCGTTTTAGGGAACTTACAGGTACAGAAGCACAACGCCGCAAAATGGCGCGGACTGGGCGAAGAATACCCGGTTTAATAGGCACGGTCGAGGCGCAGCAACAGATTATGCGCGAGATGGGCGGCGAACGCCCCGATGCACCGGCTTTTGACGTAACTGGCGCGGATCTCCGTTCAATAACCGCACCCAGAGAGAAAAAAGCTAAAAAAGGTCGCCGCAGCCGCCTCGGCGATTTCCAAGCCGACCTGGCGCAAGCACAAGAATTGTTTACGCTTGAAAAATCTATTTATCAAGCACGCTTCAACGACGACAGGCGAGCACTAATCCGTTTTGAAAAAGTCCGGGAGCTGCTGAGTATCCGCGAAAAAGAGCAAACAATTCTTGCCTCAGACCGTTCCGAGGCAGAAAAGAAAGTGCAGTTAGACGCATTATCACTGGAACGCAAACGTGCGTCTTTAGAAGAAAGCTACAAACTTGCTGAACTGGAACGCACGATGGGTCAAGAGCGCGGCAAGGCAATGCTTGCTGCTATTGAACAGCAGAACCGGCTAAACCTCGGTTTACAGCAGCAAATACAACTTGCAGATAGCCTTTCTCAAACTTTGGGCCAAGGTTTAACGCAATCTTTTGACTTACTAATTGATGGTGCTCAAAACTGGGGCGTCGCTTTACGCGACATCGCTGCAAATGTTCTTCGTGATATTGCGCGTCAGTTGATTCAAATTTATGTGATTGAACAGGCCGTCGGTTTCCTGCGCCAAGTATTTGGACCTGGTCCACAGTTTGGACCTAATTATTCCGTCAATGGCATTGGTACGGCAGGTCCAAACTTTGGTATACCCCAACGTGCGCGGGGTGGCCCGGTGTCTGCCGGTCAGCCGTACATGGTCGGCGAGCGCGGTCCCGAACTGTTTGTCCCCGGCGCCCAAGGCAACATCGTTCCAAACAGCGCAATGGGTGGCGCCAACATCACCGTGAACGTCGATGCCACCGGCTCCAGCGTCCAAGGCAACCAACCTGATGCCAGCCAACTGGGACGTGCCATTGGTGCTGCGGTGCAGGCAGAATTGGTTAAACAGAAGCGTCCGGGAGGTCTACTCGCCTAATGGCTACCTTTCCGTCAATAACGCCAACCTACGGCGCACAAAAAACCAGCCAGCCTCGCGTGCGCACCGCGCAGTTTGGTGATGGTTACAGCCAGCGCCTGCGCTACGGCTTAAACACCGACCCTAAGCAGTGGGACTTGACCTGGAACGTATCCGAAACCGACGCGGACACGATCGAGACGTTCCTCGAAGCCCGCGCTGGTGCTGAGGCTTTTGACTGGACGCCAGTCGATAGCAGCACGTCCTACAAGTGGATTTGCCAGCAGTGGAGCAAAACAATCCCTTACGTCAACCGCGCCACCATCACCGCCACTTTTGTGCAGGTGTTTGAACCATGAGTGAGATGTTTCGGGAGCTGCTTAGCTCCAACCCCTACGCGATCATTGAGCTGTATGAGCTGCACTTAGATCAAGAGCTGCATGGCAGCACTGAGATTGTGCGCTTCCACGCTGGGGTTAACGAGCTGCAGTTTCCCGATTCGATTCTCTGGCAAGGTCAGCCATATCAGCCATTACCGATTGAGGTTGATGGTTTTGAGTACAACGGCACTGGTCAGCTCCCACGCCCAACAGTTCGTGTCTCCAACCTGTTGGGCAGCATTTCGGCATTGTTGCTTGGCGTCAATGAGATCACCCCAGGCAACGATCTGACTGGCGCAAAATTTATCAGGATCAGGACGCTAAGCCGATTCCTTGACCCTAAAAATTTCCAGAGCCAAGTCAATCCTTACGGCACCCCTGCAAATGAGGAGATGCCGCGTGAGATTTACTACATCGACCGCAAATCAGCAGAAAACCGCGAATTTGTTGAGTTCGAGCTTGCCTCTGTATTTGACTTGGCTGGCGTCAGGGCGCCGAAGCGTCAGGTGATTGCCAACATTTGCCAGTGGAAATATCGCGGTGCTGAATGCGGCTACACCGGCACAAATTACTTTGACGAATATGACAACCCGCTAGGCGCAGTGCCAGCAACCAATTTCAACGCCACATCGTTTGGCAATTCAATCAGCGCTGGTGAAACGCTAAACGCGGGCGATGCGATCGTTTCATCAAACGGCTGGTTCCGTTCGATCATGCAAAGCGACGGCAACTTTGTCACCTATGACAAGGCTGGCAACGTCGTGTGGGCTAGCAACACAAGCTATGGAACTGGACCGACCTATTCACTAGCTTTGCAGACTGATGGCAACCTTGTCATCTACAGGAATGGGGAAGCGATCTGGGCGACCAACACGAATCTAAAAGCCACATTGTCTGGGCTTAGCTTTGTCGGCTGGTATCCAACCGACGTCAGCGTCGGACGTTCGGGCGGCTTTGGTTTTGAATGTGTTGGCTCATCGCCTGCCTTTTCAGGGCAAACCAGCACACAAACCGAAAGCTTTAGTGTTGACGGTCGATCCTTGACACTGGAACTGCAATTTGAATCGTTTGAAATTCCAGAAGATCATTACAGCGGGCAATCCTACGGCTGGGGTTTGTCTAGCCTCAATTTGACTACCAGCTCTGGCATCACGTCAAGTTCTGGCACGTTCTACAACGGCGAGGTTATCAACCTTCCTAAAAATTTATCTCTTAATAACCCTTTTAATATCGGCAATCCCGACCAGTATTACTTAAGGTCTGCCGGACCATCCTTTATGGTCTCAACTACTGTCGGCTATACAAACAACACGCTTTCGCTCGGCACAAATGGCGTTCTGACCTTTACAACCAGTGCAGGCGGCATTCTCGGCACATTTGGTAGCAGCGTTTCCTCAGAGCCGCTAGTTGTTACTGGCACAGGTGATCCGCTTAAGGATGTTTGCGGCAAGCGCATTACTAGTTGCAAAAAACGCTTTGGCGAATATGCCGAACTACCGTTTGGCTCATTCCCGTCTGTTGGCACGTTCTACTCATGACTTATTGGAAGCATGACGCGATGGCACATGCCCTGGCTGATGCGCCCAGGGAAGCTTGTGGCTTGGTCGTTGTGGTCAAAGGACGTGAGCGGTACTGGCCATGCAAAAACCTTGCTGCTACCGATGACTTCTTTGTTTTAGATCCTGAGGATTACGCCGCTGCTGAGGAGGCTGGCGAAATCTTGGCAGTCTTCCATAGCCATCCCAAGTCACCAGCACAGCCAAGCGAGGCTGACCTGATGGCATGTGAAAAGTCGGGCTTGAAGTGGATTATCTGCAACCCCGGCACGGAGATGTGGTTTGAGTTTGAGCCGAGCGGCTACAAGCCACCACTGCTGGGTCGTCAATGGGTTTGGAGCGTGTCCGACTGCTGGACCCTTGTCCGCGACTGGTACAAAGAGGAATGGGACTTGGACTTGCCTGATTGGGAGCGTCCAACGACTGCGCAAGAGTTCCAGCAAGCGCCGATGTTTGAGGCGTGTTTTGAGGAGGCGGGCTTTGTCAATTTGGGACAGGAGCAGCCCGAATTTGGCGATGCAATTTTGATGCGCCTTGATGGATCGCCCGGCTTGAATCACGTTGCCGTTTATGTGGGCGAACAGCGGATTTTGCATCATCTAACGGGGCGGCTCAGTAGCAGGGACGTTTGGGGCGGCTACTATCAGAAGAACACCGGGCTGATCGTCAGACACAGGAGCAGGTGCTGAAATGTTCCGCGTCATCAAGGTCTACGGCAAGCTCGCCAAGCATCTAGGACAGCGGAGCTTCAAGGCTGCGGTGAAGACACCTGCCGAGGCGATCCGCTTTTTGCTGGCCAACTTCCCAAGCTTGCGCGGCGTGATGAGCGAGGGCGATTACAAGTTGAGCGTGGGTCGCAGCGAACTTGAGATTGGCGATCACCCGGAATATATCCACCTGCCGTCGGCATCATTTGAGCCAATTCGGATTATCCCGGTAGTGGCTGGTGCTGGTGGTGGCACAGGCAAGATTTTGGCTGGAGTGGGTCTGATTGCAGCGGCAATTATTTTGGGTCCCCTAGGGGGCGGCTTTTTAGGCCTGGGCGGAGGCGCCTTGACTGCTGGTTCCTCGGCGTTTTTCTCAGGTTTATCTGTGACTTTGGGAACCATTGGCACGTCACTTGTTCTTGGCGGCGTTGCTCAACTTTTGACGCCAACCCCCAAGCTGGGCAACTTAGATTCTCGCGGTATTGACGAAACAACTGATCCTCGCCGTAGCTACAGCTTTTCTGGCATCCAGAACGTCAGTCGCCAAGGCGTACCAATCCCATTGATCTACGGCGAAGTATTCACTGGCAGCGTGGTCATCTCTGCCGGTATCAATACTGAGGAGATCCCGACCTAATGGATAAGAAACAAATTGCCGGTGCTGGTGGCGGTGGCGGCGGACAACAAACAGTTGTCGCTCAGGCGGCTGGAGGCGGTTTCGTCAACCCTGACAACCTTGATTCGCGCCAAGTCGTTCGCATCATCGACCTGCTCGGTGAGGGCGAACTTGAAGGCTTCCCTTCCGCGACTGGTTACACACCTGGCACGGCAGCCTACGAGAACGCAATCAAAAAGGATATTTACTTCAACAACACTCCACTGCTACGCGCTAGTGCCGATCCCAATAATGTTCAGACCAGTGACTACAACTTTGACCTAACAAACGCTGGGTTTGAGTATCGCTCTGGCACACAAAGCCAGAGCTACACGCAGAACATCGGTGATGCCAACCAGCAGACATTTGCTGTCGGCTTGAAGGTCACTAAAGATGTGCCTGTCACCCGTTCGATCACAGACACGAACGTCAACTCAGTTCGCGTGACGATTGGTACGCCTGCGCTGCAAAAATTTGAGGCAAATGGCGACATCAACGGTCGGACCATTGAATACCAGATCCAGGTTTCATACAGCGGCGGACCCTTTACCACCGTTGTCAGCAATGACATTTCTGGTCGGACGCCAGATCTTTATCAGCGCATCCACCGCATTGATTTAGCGCCTGGTCCACCGGTTGAGATCCGGGTTGTCCGTGTTTCGGATGATGCGCCTTCCCCTGGCTCTTCGGTTGAGTACAGCGACCTTTACTGGTACGACTACACCGAAAAGATCAACGCTAAAACCACATTCCCTAATAGTGCGCTGATTGGTATCCGCATCAATGCGGAGCAGTTCAGCAGCATCCCGACCCGTAGCTATCGGTTACGCGGCATCAAGGTTCGCATCCCGGATAACGCCACGGTCGATCCCAACAATGGACGGCTGATCTATTCCGGCACCTGGGGTGGCACGTTTGCAGCAGCGCAATGGACCACGGACCCCTGCTGGATTCTTTGGGACTTGCTGACCAGCACGCGCTACGGCTTTGGCGATCACGTCCAAGCTGATCAGCTTGACAAATGGAGTTTCCTTGCCGCCAGTCAATACTGCGCAGAGCTTGTATCTGATAACAAGGGCGGACAAGAACCACGCTTTGCCTGCAACGTTGTCATTCAGTCGCAGCAAGAAGCTTTCACGCTGATCAACGATATGTGCTCGGTATTCCGAGCAATGCCGTTCTGGTCTGCTGGAACGTTGGAGGTTTCCCAAGATCGGCCGCAGGATTACAGCTACATCTTTAACCAGACCAACGTTACCGAGGCTGGATTTAGCTACAGCGGCAGCGGTCTAAAAACTCGCCACACCGTTGCGGTGGTGCAGTATTTCGACATGGACCTACGCGACATCGCGTACGAGGTCATTGAAGACAAGACTGGGATTGACAAGTTCGGCGTTGTTAAAACTGAAATCCAGGCTTTTGCCTGCACTAGCCAAAGCCAAGCCCGCCGTGTCGGTGAGTGGCTGCTTTACACCGAGCAAAATGAAACCGAGATTGTCAGCTTCGAAACTGACATTGCTGCTGGCATCACTGTTCGCCCTGGTGATCTAATCAAGATTGCCGATCCTGTGCGGGCTGGTGTTTCGCGTTCTGGTCGTTGCTCTAGCGGGTCAACGACAACCAGCGTCAAGCTTGATCGTGATGACGTAACGCTGTTTCCAAACGGTGCGCCATCAAGTTTTTGGTTCAACGTCATGTTGCCTGATGGCACCTTGGCAAATGCCATTGGCGGCTCAACGATTTCTGGTAACACTGTCAGCGTTGGTGCCACCTTGGATTTGGCACCTGCAGTGGGTGCGCCTTGGACAATCGGCTTACAGGAAGTAGCCACTAGCACTTGGCGGGTGCTGTCGATCTCTGAAGGTCAAGACACCTTTGGTATTACCGCTGTTGCCTATAACGCCAGCAAATACGACTACATCGAGCGTGACGTTCCCCTCAGCACTCGGGACGTTTCAGATCTCAACGAACCACCACTAGCTCCAACCAACCTCACCGCAACTGAGGTGTTGTACGAGAGCAACGGTCAAGTTCTGGCCAAGATCATTTTGAGCTGGCGCAGTGCTGAACGCGCCTTGAACTATGAAGTGCGCTATCGCGTCAACCAAGGCAACTGGGTCAATCACACCATTCGGACGATCGACTTTGAGATTCAAAACAGCGACGTTGGCGTTTATGAAATTGAGATCACGTCGATTGGATTTATCAACAGCAAGCGGTCATCAGCCGCATCGCTGACCTTCAACGCCCTTGGCAAGACGGCACCCCCGGAAACAATCCCGGATTTGTTCATTGCCCCGATTGATGAGCACACCGCTGAGCTGAACTGGCCGCAGTCGGTCGATATTGACGTTCGCATCGGCGGTAAGGTCCGCATCCGCCACACCCCGCTGGTAGATGGCACCGCCACTTGGGGCAAGAGCAATGACATCGTGCCTGCTGTTAATGGCAGCAGCACCAGAAAAGTGGTGCCTCTGCTTGAGGGCACTTACTTCATTCGTGCCGTTGACTCGCTTGGTAATGAATCAGCAGGCGTTGCCAGCGTTGTCGTTGACCTGCCCGCACCACAAGATCTGCTGCTGGTGCAGGAATACCGCGAAGAGGACAACAGCCCGCCGTTTAACGGCACTGGTGATGACCTGTACTACAACAGCAGCGAGCTGGGACTGTCGCTGGCATCCGACACGTTGGTTGACGACATGGCAACCGATGACGATTGGGACGCCTTGGGCTTGATTGACTACATCGGCGGCGCAGTTTCAGAAGGCACCTATCAGTTCTATGAAACGCTCGACCTTGGCGGCAAATATGACCTTGGCTTGCAGCGGATCCTTAAGACCCGAGCCTATGAACCGGGCAATACCTGGGACGAACGCCTAGGAAACATCGACTTGTGGGACGACATCGACGGTGACGACCTTGGCGCGGCTAACTGCGAAGTGTTTGTGCGCGTCACTGATGACGACCCAGCTAGCAGCCCGACTTGGAAGAGCTGGCAGCCATTCGTCAATAGCACTGGCCGTGGTCGCGGCTTCCAGTTCAAGGTGGTGGCAACCAGCAGCAACCCCGCTCAAAACGTGGTGATTGAAGAGCTGGGCGTTGAAACCCACTTTGAACGCCGCACTGAACAGCAACGCGACATCACCAGCGGCGCCAGTGCTTATGCCGTGACCTTCCCAACGGCGTTTTATGCCGCACCTAGCGTCGGCATTACGGCGCAAGACATGGACAGCGGCGATTACTTCACGCTCAGTAGCATCACCCGATCAGGTTTCACGGTTACCTTCCGTGACAGCGGGGGTAGCATAGTGAGTAAGACTTTTGACTACCAAGCCGTTGGACACGGCAGGGAGATCACCTAATGGCACAGGCTACTGATTACAACCTAGCCAACCAGTCTGGTGCGAACTTCCGCGCCGAGCTAAACACAATTCTGGCAGCAGTTGTAAGCCAAAACAGCGGCACTAGCGCCCCGTCTACGACTTATGCCTATCAGCTTTGGATTGATACTGGCGCCAGTCCAAACCCGCTGCTCAAGCTGCGCGACGGCTCGAACGCTTCATGGATCACCATTGGCGACGTAACTGTTGCCAACTTGGGTTTGGCGGCATTGAGTGGCGCAACCTTTACGGGCAATGTGACGCTGAATGCGCAGTCTGACCTGCGTTTTGCTGATTCGGATAGCAGCAACTGGGTTGCACTGCAGGCACCTGCGACTGTTAGCAGTAATGTCACCTGGACGCTGCCTAGTGCTGATGGCACCAGCGGCCAAGCGTTGAGCACTGATGCTGCTGGGACGTTGAGCTGGGGCAGCTTTGCTGGTTTGGCTACTGCTCAGAGTTTTACTGCTCAGCAGCGCGGTGCGATTTCTGCTTTGACGGATGGGGCGACGATTACGCCTGATTTCAGCTTGGCGAATAATTTCAGCGTCACATTGGGTGGAGCAAGAACCTTGGCTAACCCGACGAATTTGACGGCTGGTGCTAGCGGCGCGATCTTTATTACGCAGGACGGCACTGGTTCTAGGACTCTGGCGTTCGGGTCAAATTGGTCGTTCTCGGGTGGCACCGCACCTACGCTGACAACAACTGCTGGTGCTATTGACGTGTTGGTCTACACGGTGAGAACCAGCACTGACATTGCAGCTACTCTGATCACCAACATCTCCTGATCAATGGCAATTCCTGGTAACGCGAATCTGCTGCTGTTGACGGAGGCGGCTGGGGCAGCGCCGACTGGGTACACCATTGACAGGTCCATCCGCCTAAATTCACCCGATAGCGCCTACCTCAGCCGCACCCCGTCATCGGCGGGTAACCAAACAACTTGGACTTGGAGTGGATGGGTAAAACGAAGCTCTTTTGATACGACAAATAATTTTTTTGTAGCGGGTACATCGGCATTTGCAAATATCCGTTTTGCTAACCAAAATATTGACTTTACTGCTTACAACGGATCATCTTATATCGGTCGAAAAGTAACCTCTGCCGTCTATAGGGATCCATCTGCTTGGTATCACATTGTATGCGTGTTTGATACATCGAATGCAACCGCTGCAGACAGAATGCGGGTTTATGTCAATGGTGTGCGCGAGGAGTCTTTTTCGACGAGTACGGATCCAACTCAGAATGCAACTTCTGTTATCAACTCCAATGTTGAACATAGAGTCGGCACGTTTGACGGATCTACTGAATTTTTCAACGGCTACCTAGCCGACGTTCACTTCATCGACGGTCAAGCGCTAGACCCCACCAGCTTCGGGGAGTTCGACGCCACTACCGGCGTGTGGAACCCGATTGAATACGCTGGTGATTACAACATTACATCTGGAATTGAATACAGTACATTTATCAACCCCGCCAATGCGTTCGACAACGACGGCAGTACATACGCTACTGTTAATGGTAACGGTAATCTTGGCGAGTTTACTAACCTTTCAGTTTCGGTCACCTCATCGCTTTCCGTAAAAATCCTTTCTGGGACAAGCGGAAACGTTTATGTAAACGGGGTTGCAACAGCCTTTTCGGGAAGTGGATCAACCCAAACAATTTCAATATCAAGTCCGCCTGCCGTTGTAACAAGTTTAGGGTTTCAGTCTTCGTCACAACCAGATGTATACGAAGTTATTGCGGATGGATCCAGAGTAGTAGGAACGTTGGCAACAGGAGTCAACTCCTTCCACCTCGACTTTGCGGATAACAGCAGCGCAGCCGCACTGGGTTATGACGCCGCTGGCAGCAACGATTGGACGGTTAATAACATCAGCGTCACTGCTGGTTCCGGCAACGACTCCCTCCGCGACTCGCCCACGAACGGCGACACGGCGAATGACACTGGCGCGGGCGGTGAAGTGCCGGGGAACTATGCGACGTTGAATCCGTTGCAAAAATCTTCAGGATCAACTTTAAGTAATGGCAACTTAGATATATCAATGTCTAGTGCACAAGGAACAACTTTCGCCACTATGGCTTTTCCTGCGTCAGGCAAGTGGTATTTTGAATGCACTGCAAATGCTACCCAATGTGATATCGGCATAGCCAAAGCAGACGCAAGTTTGTCTCAATATCTTGGCAATAATTCTAGCGGTTATGGCTATTACGTAGACGGCAATGTCTATCACAACAATTCTTCTGCCGGCTCTGGGGCTACTTACACAACTGGTGATGTTATAGGCGTTGCTTTTGACGCTGATGCTGGAACTTGCAAGTGGTATAAAAACAATTCTTTGCAGGTAACAATTTCATCTTTGTCTGGGGAATGGTTCCCTGCTTTTGGTTCAGGAAGTGCGGCAGGTATTTTTAACTTTGGATCTAGACCGTTTGCTTATTCGGCACCTAGCAATCACAAGGCGTTATGCACCGCCAACCTGGACGACCCGACGATTGCAGACGGCAGCACCGCGATGGACGTGGCGCTTTATACGGGCAATGGAACGTCGCAAACCATTAGTGGGCTTGGCTTCTCGCCTGATTTCGTGTGGCTTAAAAGCAGATCAAACCTTGTTGGTAACAACCTTTACGATGTTATTCGTGGCGTAAACAAACCGCTAATCACAAATAGTACAGCAGCGGAAGACTCCACAAATATCTACGGTGCTGTGTCTGCTTTTAATTCAGATGGATTTGACGTCCAAGTAGGTAGTACAGATGCAATTCGTGCAAACGCCAGTTCCTATACTTACGTCGCCTGGACCTGGGACGCCGGATCATCGACGGTCAGCAACACCGACGGCAGCATCACATCCAGCGTGAGGGCTAATCCTACTGCGGGGTTCTCCGTGGTCACCTACACATCAGACAGTAGTGCAATTAAAACTGTTGGGCACGGTCTAAACGTCGCCCCAGCAATGATTATCTGGAAAGATAGAGACGCTGCCACCAACTGGTTTGTGTTCCACAACGGTGGCACCCCTTACATGTTTGAAGGATTAAACACTACTGCGGCGGGAAGTACTAGCTATGCCAACATGAATAGTACGCTGCCAACAAGTTCAGTATTTACCTTGAATAGTGGTGGCTATACGATCAACCCCACTGGCAATCATGCGATGGTTGCCTACTGCTTCGCCCCAGTCGAGGGCTACAGCGCCTTCGGCAGCTACACCGGCAACGGCGCATCGGGTTGGCCTAACGCCGACGGACCGTTCATTCACCTAGGCTTTAGACCCAGGTTTATACTTTGGAAATGCACATCTCAAGCAGAAAACTGGCACATTTTGGACTCAAATAGAGGACCGTATAACTTTGTCAACAACAAGCTATTACCTAACTCAAGCGCCGCAGAGACAGTTAATAACAACCACGAAGTTGATTTCTTAAGCAATGGGTTTAAGTTACGCAATAACACGGGAGAACTAAATCAAAGCGGACAGACCTATGTCTATTGTGCCTTCGCCGAAAACCCCTTCAAGTACGCCCGCGCACGCTGATCGGGCTAACCTAAAACCACGCACCTAGGACCATGTTTCTACTCGACGGCAAGCGGCTCCCCCTCGATAAAGCGTTCACCCACGCTGGGATTCAATATCCCAAAAACTGGTTGCGTCTAACCACGCTGGCCGAGAAAGAAGCCATCGGCATTGTCGAAGTCCCCGACCCGCCGAACCCGTCCTATGACCAGCGCTTCTACTGGGGCTATGACGCTGACGGTCACCTCATCCCCAAAGATCACGCCGAACTGGTCAAGCTCTGGATTTCCAATACCCGTCAAACCGCCAACAGCCTGCTAACCCCTACCGATTGGATGGTGGTGCGTGAAGCGGACAATGGCACCACGGTCAACCCTGACTGGAAGATGTGGCGCGAAGCCGTCCGTCACGCTGCCAACGAAAAGGTGCTGTATATCGGCACCACCA